TTCTAAGGTTACTACAATAAGCGACTTCCCTTATGATCCTGTTAATGTAGAAGTATACACAAAAGGTGGTACATTCAAAGATTTTACTAGAACATCAGAGACAGCAGGAACAATAAGCGGAGCACTCGGTAGCTATGTAGATTACGGTGGAGAGTTTGTTAATCACAACGGTGTTACTTACTACTGCTTACAAGATAACGCAGGAATAGGGGTAACGGAACCCGGAGTAGGAGCAGAGTGGACGCAGTACTGGAAAGCTGTAGACTTTGATTCTAGTCGTCCTGCTTGGATAGGTACTTTAGCTTGGCAGAATGTTGTGACTAATTGGGAAAGTTTAACATCAGCTTGGGATGCAGGAGAGAGTTACACAGGTGGTATTGTTTACAAATGCATTCAAGATCACACCTCTACAGCAGCTACAGAACCGGGAGTGGGAGCTGACTGGGTAACTTATTGGGCAGTATCGACTGATTTTAACACTGCTGCTCTATGGTTGTTAGGTAATGATTATCACGACGATAAGTACTTCTTTGCAGGTATCCCGTACAATATGTTGTACAGGTTCTCCAATCAGATACTGAAGCAACCAACAGAGCGAGGAGGACGGAGTGCTTCTGATTACACCTTTCAAACGATTCGTAACGCTAGTATTGAATACGCAGATACTGGACACTTTACTGTGGAAGTTACACCACGATTTAGAGATACATACACGTACCCCTACAACCCAGCGTTACTTGCTTCTATCTCCACTCTTAACGACTTCACACCTGAGAGCGGACACTTTAGATTTGCAGTACAAGCTCAACCGAATGAAGCAACCATTGAGATAAAGAGCAGTTCTGCCTTGCCTTGTAAGCTGTTAGCTGCTGAGTTTGAGTCCATGGTTATACCGAGAGCTAAGAGATATGGAAGTTAAAGTAGAGCAAGCACAGCCTGATATGGATGCCTTTGACTTGTACGACGATATGAGGGAGGAAGATATGATTGAATGTATCGGTCTTATGCACCACCCTAAAGATGCAGTTGTTGAGTCCTTTGCTTGCTCCAATAAATGCTACAGTGTACGGAGCGAGGATGGACTGCATTGCTGTTTTGGTGTCAGTCGCAGGAGTGATGAGGTAGGCGTTGTGTGGTTGCTTGGTACGAGACGGCTGCCTAAGATTCGCAAGTATTTTTTAAAGCACTCTAAGCAGTATGTTGAGGAGTTAATGGAAGGCTTTGACTACTTAACCAATGTTATAATGAAGACCAACTACCTTAGTTATCGGTGGTTGCAGTGGTTGGGTGCTGAGTTTAACGATTGCCAACTTGATGGTTATCAGTCATTTATATTAAAGAGTAAGTAACAATATGTGTGACCCAATATCAGCAACTTTAGTAGCAACATCTATAGGCTCAAGTATAGCAGGTTTTGCAGGGCAACAGAGGCAAGCTAAACAACAAGCAGCTTATCAAGCACAGGCAGCAGCAGCGGAGCGTCAGCGTTTCATGCAGGAGCAAACTTCTATCCGTATGCGTCAGGCACAGGAGCAGGAAGCTGTGGGTCGTGAGCTTGAGCAAGTAAGCAGGAAGTCACAGGAAGCTTTAGCTCGTGCTAGGGTATCAGCTGGAGAAGCAGGAGTAGCAGGTGCATCTGTACAAGCTTTGATGGATGACTATGTTAGACAAGAGGGAGGATACCGAGCAGCACTTTTAAGACAACAAGAGTTAGGACAGGTAGCTACAGGACTACAGCTCGAGCAAGCAGGGTTCGGTACACAGCAAAGACAGATCGGTATTAACAGACCTATAGCTAGACCTGACTTCTTAACAACAGCTTTATCTGCTGCTTCTGGTGCTATCGGTGCTTATGGTACAGGTTTACAGATAGGACAGATGAGAGGTGGCGGAGGTGGTACAGCTGGTATTAGTCAAACCACAGGAGGTTCTTATAGAGGAGGATCAGGAAGTACGATGGCTCCCGGTGGTTATAAACTGTTTTAAAGATTATGGCTAGAGAACGAGTACAAGTACAAGGTATAGGAGGAGCCGTTCCCGGTATATCTCCAACAATTCAACGAGGCGGTCAGTACAGTGTACAAGTACAGCAAGCTGGTCGTAACAAGTTGATGGACTTAGCTGATGCTCTTGGTCAAGTTAACCCTTTGTTAAGGCAGTATGCAGGTGTAGCCGAGCAAGAAGCTGAGATGTTTGAGGAGGAATTAGCTCGTAAAAGCCCAGAGGAAGTACAAGCTATGCTGAAGAAGACGGAAGGCGAGCTTGATAAGCAAGTACGTCGTGGTGGCCTTGGTTGGTTGATGTCACCTCTAAATCAGAAGAGAAAGCTTAGGGCAGTCGGTAAGTTAGCTAGTAGAGATTTAGTTTCAGAAATACAAAACCGATTGGTAAACCCTAAACAAGGCGACCCTGAAGATTTAAATGAAAGAGCTGACTTTGTAAGACAAGAGTTTATAAATAGTACACCAGCTTTGCAGTCTTTGATAACACAAGAAGGTTTAAACGAGGCGAGCCGGGCTGCTATTAAAGGTGTTGTTAGCGGTGCTACGTTACAAGAGGCTGCTCAAGCTAAAGAGGAAACTTTGTACGCTACAGGTTCTACAATGTACGACAAAATCTTCAACCAATCTAAAGTATTTTCTGAAAAATTAGCAGACGGAGATTACTTTTTTGAAGTTGATAGTTATGAAGATGCACAAGGTAATCGAGTAAGTATTACATTCGCAGATGCTTTAATGGAAGAGTGGAACGAAACAGGTGCTTATACTGCTAAAGAGCAAAGAGCTTTACTTTCGAGTGTACTCAATCGCTTGTCTTCCGATGACATGGAGCTAGAGGCCGAAGGTTTACTAAAGTGGGCTAAAGGTAACTTGAAGTTTGGTAACGCTGCTATGTCCGATATGGAATACAATAAGTTAAGCAGTCTCATAGATAAAGGAGCTGAGTTAGCTGAAGAAAGAAGGGATAAAGAGAATTTCGAGTTTGTAAAAGACGTTTCAGGAAACCACACAGTGAAACTTACTGAGTTAGAGATAAACGGAGAAGTTGAATACAACGGAGAAGTTTATACGGACAAGATTGCACTTGATACGGCTTTTAAACAACAAGTTATAGATAATCAAAACCTTAGTAACGAAGATAAGGGTAAGTTAATAAAGTCCATAGCGGATAACACTGAGGGTATGTTTAGAACAGCAAGAACTGAAACCAAGAATCAAATCTATAGAGCAGCACCGACAGCTTCGGCTAAAGGTTTGATGGAAGAGTTTGAGGTTATTTTAAACTTTATGGACGAAATTCCTTCCGATTATAAAATAAAACCTGAAATAAGAAATATTGTAAGGGCAGCATACGACGAAGCTAAGGCAGATGTGGACGGTAAAATGGATACTGAGTGGATGTCTTTAGGTATAAAAGGAGGAGGAGAGGCTGCTGAAAGATACGCTAGGGATTTAGTTTCTAAAGTAACACCTAAAATTCAAGCAAAGCTAAGAGAGGCTTACGATTCTTTGCAAGCATCTGAGGAAAAGAAAAGGACAGGATTGCCGCTAGGAACAAAACCTACAGAAAAAATAGAAGTTCCTAAACCTGAAGAAGACCCTGAAGATTTATTACAACAACTTCCACAATGGCAATCTTTCATAACAGACGACCCGAAAGATAAAAACTCTAATACCGCTAAAAAGTACTTACAAGAATATAGGCCAAGAGTAGCGAATGAAGCAGCAAGACTTTCCGCCACATCTAAACGTAAATGGTTTCTAGGAGCAATTACACAGGAAGAAGCTTTACAAGTACATTTCCGAGCATCTGCTAAATTAGATAATGTTTATTCTTTAGAAGTGATAAGCAACGTAGATGAAAAAGGTTACGCTACTAACTATGCGGGTAAACGTTTTAAACCTAAAGAATTAATCGGTGATGCTAACATAGATACTTTTGTTATTTTAACTCAAGACCAACTAGATAAAGCGGAAACGGAAGAAGGTTTAGAAATTATAAAACGAGCTAAAGAAGCAGCAGGTATTACTATAGATGTTTATGAATTTATAAGAAGGCAGAAGAAACTGCGAAAAAATAATGTGATTGTAAATTACACACCAATGCCTGATATATATAAACCATTAAGAATTGAAAATGAGTTACAGGAGTTAATTGACGCACCTTCAGATTTTGATCCATTTCCTGACTTTTTACTTATTGATTAATTATGGCACTACCAGAAGATATAAAACAAGAAGAAGAGGAAAACGACTTTTTTGACTACGCAGGTGATATACTTGCTGCTCCGTTTCGTGGTATAGAGGGTGCGGTTCAAGGAGCTTACAACTTAGCTGACTACTTGGCTTTTGATGTGCTACCTGATTACGACACAAGATTCTTAGGTACTTCTAAAACTATGGCTGGTGGTGCTATAGAAGGTATATCACAGTTTGCTACAGGATTCGTACCTTTGTTTGGTTTGGCAGGTAGAGCAGGTGCGTTAGCTAAAGCAGGTACTGTTACTAGGGGTGTTGTTGCTGGTGCTGCTACTGACTTTACTTTTTTTAACGGGCAAGAAGCTAGACTGTCTAATCTCATTCAACAAGTACCTGAGTTACAGAATCCAGTTACTGAGTTTTTAGCACACGATGAAGATGAAGGCGAGCTAGAAGGACGCATGAAGAATGTGCTGGAAGGTCTGGGTCTTGAAGCTGTAGCAGGTACTTTTATTGCAGGACTGAAAGCCATTAAAAGAGGAAGGAAAGTAAAAGAAGAAGGAGGTACTGCGGAACAACAAGCACAGGTAGTTAACGATACTCTTGAAGGTGGTAAGGCGTTTGCTGATATGCCTGAGTTTGGAAAAAGAAAGAAGTTTATTCAGGAACCGTTAACAGCACAAGATGTATTACGGAATAAAACTTTATTTATGTGGGGTGAAGGCTACAGCATTGATGAAATCAGTCGCACTTTAAAAATAGGTGATAAAGAAACAACAGACTTTCTATTAGATGCAGGACAAAACCCTGAAGATTTTATAAGAGGACGAGATGACTCTAGTTTTCAACCTAAAGTTTCACAAGAGGCACTAGAAGCTGTAGGAATGAACACTGCTCTTCGTATGTGGGATGAAGGTTACTCTACTAAAGAAATATCAAAAACTGTTAATTTACCTCAAGACTTTATAGAAAAAGAGTTTATCGGTTTAGGAGAAGACCCTAGAGACTTTATAAAAGGAAGGAAAGATACTGGTTTTATATTAGGAGAGCCGAAGGCAGCTGCGGAGCGAGCTGAACGTATTGCTTTAAGTAGTGCTATAGAAATGTGGAACGATGGTTACTCATTAAGAGAGATAGCTAATACTTTAAACTTTCCTGAAGAACGCTTAGTTGATGAATTTATAGGTTTGGGAGAAGACCCTAGAGACTTCTTAGGAAGGAAAGATAGACCGTTTTCGGAGTTACCTGCGTTTAAAGAAAGAGGAACAAGTCCTGATTTAAAACAAAGAGTAGAAGAACTTGGAGAAACTTTAGAAGACTTTGACGCTACTGTAGAAAGAGTTCCTCGTCCATTTAAGACCTACGAAGAAGAAGGGATGATGGATATTATTCCTAAAGGGGCTGACACTTTAAAAAGTAGGTTAATGAAGAAGTTCCCCGTTAAGGGAGCAGACCCACAAGATGTAGCTGATGTTGAAAAGTTTATAGATGTAATGGGTAAGCGTTTGTTTGGTGATGTTGCGTTATCAATAACAAATAAAATACCTTCTGCTGGTCGTTATAACTTTGGTAACAACCTGCTACAAATAAGACAGTCTGTTATAGACGAGGGTGGTATTAAGCGTACTATGATCCACGAGTTGTGGCACGGTCTTAGTCGTTATTTGCCAAAGGCTGATGTAGGTGCTTTAACTAAACAGTTCGATAAAGCTAGAAGAGATTACATTAAAAGCTTTGGCGTTTCTCTGGATGAGGGAGCTGACCCTTCGACATTACTTACAAGGACAATACCTAAAGAACTAGAAAGATTCCTCAAAGGTAAGCACACGTCTGAGAACTACAGATTTAAAGATGTAGATGAATACTTTGCAGAGGAGATGACTGATGCTTTCTTAAAGAAGTTAGACGAGAAAGATTTAGCTCCTACAGGTACATTAAAAAGAATTGCACAAGAAGTAGCTATAATGCTTAAAGATATGTTTGCTTCTTTAAAGGCAAAGCTAGGTATCGACCAAAGACAAAAGATATTTAACGACTTTCTAAAGCAACGTAATGTAACTAAGAGAGCAGAAGCACCACTAGATATGAGAGGTCGCTTATTTGCTGATCTTCCTGAATTTAAGAAAGGTAAGGAGGATGAGTTTCTAAAAGCTATCCCCGAAAAGTTCCGCGGGTACGCTGATGAGTTACTTAAAGGAGGAACTCCTAGACTACCACAGTTTGCTTTAGAGACGGGTGAAGATGTTGTTGTATTAAAAGAGTTATTAGAAAAGTACTACAAAGAGAACCCTGATAAAGTAACTGTAGAAGGTGCTATTACGGATGTAGAGGCTGAATTGGAACAGCAGATAATGTTGCAACAAGGTAAAGACGCTGCTGCTAAAATAGCGGAAGCAAGAGTTGTACAGCAAAGTATCAGAGAGCAATCTAAAGCTGTTATAGATAACTTAAAAGATACTGTTGCTGAGTATGAAGATGCAGGAGGAGGATCAGCTGCTGTTGCTAAGTTAAAGAATAATTTTCAACAACTATTAAATGTTGCTGATGTGTACAGGCAGATAGGGAGGGAAACAGGTATAACATTACAAGCTAGGCGTGAAGATTTTAAAAGTCGAAAAATAGGACTAAGCGAAAGCGATATACAAATTGAAGGATTAAGAAATGCTTTTATTGACGCTTCTGGCGGTATGCATCCTGATAAACTTGTTAAACTTATAAAGGAAACAATGGACGAAGCTGATCCTGAATCAATGATAAATTCTATGTTCAAGATAGCTAAGAAGGCACAAGGCAAACATTTCTTGGATATGCCCACTGAGTACTGGATGAACGCTATATTAAGTGGCCCTCGTACTCAAATAGTAAATATAATGGGTAACGGCTTAACACAAGTTATGTCTACTTTAGAGTCTGTAGTGGGTAGTTTAGTAACAGGAAACACAAGTGTCGTTAAAGCTGTTCTTGCTTCTTGGTCTAACGGACAGATGTGGGGTGAAGCTGCTAAGTTTGCTAAGAAAGCTTTTAAACAAAATGATAACTTATTAGACCCACAAGCTCGTTCTTTTAGTGACCGTCCTCAAGGTGCTATAACAGGTGAGAGATTTGCTGAAGGTAAGCTTAAAGGAATGGTAACGGAACGTGGTTTAACTAGCAAAAAGTCATTAGACGCTTTTGGTAACTTTATCAGAATACCAAGTAGATTACTTTTAACTTCTGATGAGTTTTTCAAGCAATTAGCGTATCGCAGAGCAGCTCGTTTGAAAGCAGCTATGTCAGGCATACAGCAAGGGATTAAAGACCCCAAAAAGTTAGCAGAACACATACACAATACCCTAGAAGGTGTTATAACTGAAGGAGGTCGCATAGGGTCACAAGAAGGTCTAGCACGTGAAGCAGGTGAAGTTGCTACCAAAAGAAACTTAAAGGGCAGTGAAAAAGACAACTTTATATTGAAGTATGTAGAGGAAAACTTTGATAAGAATAAATCTACTTTAATGCAGTTCGCTCAAGATGAAGCCCAATACTTAACTTTCACTAGAGAATTACAAGACGGTACGCTAGGTAAAGTATTACAAGACGCTACAAATAAACTACCGATGCTTAGGCTTGTTCTTCCTTTTGTGCGAACACCTACTAACATATTGAAGTTTGCTTTTGAAAGAACTCCGGGCATTTTTGCCTTAAAGGAAGAAAGGGGGAGGTTGCTTGATGATTTAAAAAGTAAAGACCCTATAAGACAATCAAGAGCTGCTGGAAAAATGATGACAGGCGTAGTTGTTGGCGGTGTTTTTCTTGATACTATTTTTAATAATAGAGAATATATTACAGGTGGAGGCCCCAGCGATCCAAAGAAAAAAGAAGCTTTAATGGCTACAGGTTGGCGGCCTTACAGTATAAAGATAGGTGATACATACTATAGTTACCAACGACTTGATCCCATAGCTACATTGTTAGGAGTTGGTGCGGATTTAGTTGAAGTAGGAGTGAACGATCCTAAGGGTTTTGATCAGTCAGGTGCAGAGCGTTTGTTTTTAGCTCTTACACTAAGTATAACTAGAAACGCTACTAATAAATCTTACTTAGCTGGTATTCAAAACTTCACAGACGTATTAAGCGATCCTGATAGATACATGGCTAAGTTCGGTCAAAATTTCGCTTCGTCTTTTGTGCCTAATATTATATCTCAAATGGCTGACTATGACACACAAGCTTTAAGAGAGGTTAGGTCTATAAGCGACGCTTTTGCCCGTAAGTTAGGAGCAAGAAGTGGTTTAGACAAAAAGAGAAACTTACTAGGGGAAGAGTACACGAAAGAGCAGTGGATGGGTACAGGTTTTATAAACCCTATAGCTATGTCGCCCTTTAAGGACGATGAGGTGTTACGGGAAATGGCAGAACTCAACCATGCTTTTCGTCAGCCTCAACCGAACTTAGGCGGTCAGATAGATATGCTTGAGCATCAAAACGAAACAGGGCAAACAGCTTACGATAGACAATTAGAATTATTACAAAGTGTTAAGGTAGACGGCAGAACTTTACGAGCCACATTAAAAAGATTAGTAAAAAGTAAAGATTATCAACGTTTTAGTCCAGTTTCTGAACCGGGCTTACCTAGTCCACGAGTACAACAAATTAATAGTGTTTTAACTAAATTCAGAAGAGAGGCTCAAAAACAGACTTTAAAAGAATTTCCAAAGTTAGCCGAAGAATTTAAAATGCTAAAAACAGCTAGAGCAGGTTTAAAAGGAGGGATGCAGCGTGAAGATGTACTTGCCCTTCTCGCCCAATAGACAATAATATAACATCATGGCCACCACTTACGTAGACTACACAGCGACCGCTTCTCAAACAGACTTTGCTTTTAACTTTGACTATCTTGAAGATGAGCACGTTACAGTGTTTGTAGACGGAGTACAGAAGACTCTTACTACTGATTTCACTATTCAAACATCTCCTGCTAAAAAGGTAATACTTAACACACCCGCTACAGGTGGCGAAGTCGTTAGAGTGCGACGCATATCAGCACCTGCTGTTGACCTTGTAGATTTTGTAAACGGTTCTGTATTAACGGAGTCTGAACTTGATAGGGCTTACTTACACAATCGTTATCTTGCTGAAGAAAGCTCAGAGCAGAACGATGTATCTATGCGTTTAACTGCTGGAGCTGTAGGTTGGGATGGACTAACTAAACGCATACTTAACATTGTTGATCCTGTAAACGAGCAAGATGTAGCTACTAAGAACTATGTAGACGGTGTTATAGGTGATGTAGCTTTAGGTGAAGTACCTGATGACTCTATAACATACGCAAAGATACAGGATGCAGGCGGTAATAATGTATTGTTAGGTAACGACAACGGAGCAGGAGAAGAGATACAAGAGTTGAACGCTACCGAAGTCAGGGCTATATTGAATGTAGCTGACGGTGCAGAAGTAAATGTACAAGCTGATTGGAACGAAGCCGACACTAGTAGTGATGCTTTCATTCAAAATAAACCTATATTTGTACCTACTGGAACGGTGTCTGCTTTTGCTGGTAGTGCTGCTCCTACGGGTTATGTATTGTGTGACGGGTCGGAGTATGACCAAACCGTACAAGCTGACTTGTTTGCTGTTGTAGGTTCTACTTACAATACGGGAGGAGAGACAGCTAATCACTTTAGAGTGCCTGATCTTCAAGGACGAGTAGTTGCTGGTATGGGTGGTAGTTTGTTAAGCGGTACAGACGCTCTTGGTGATACAGGTGGTGCAGCGACACACACACTTACGGAAGCTGAGATGCCAGCACACAACCATAATTACGAAAAACCTCTTTATCGAGATTTAGTTCCGGGCGGTGGTGGTACATACTCGTATGCTTCTCAAATCGATCAAACATCAGATACAGGCGGAGGTCAAGCACACAACAATGTCCAGCCTACAATGATCTTAAACTACATCATTAAGACCTGATAACAACAGATGACTGAATCAATCTCACATTTCTTAGACACTGCTCTCGCTGTTATCCTTGCTGTTATAGGTTGGATGATAAAGAAGTTAACGGATCGCTTAGAGAACGACGAGAAACGCTTGACTAAGATAGAGGTTGAACTTGCTGCTCAGAACGAACGAGACATAGCTGTAGAGAACCGTATGAGCGGTGTAGAAGCTGCTGTCAAAGAGATGAATACTAAACTAGATAGAATGATGGAGATGCTTATTAAACGATGAAACAAGGACTATACGCAAACATTAACAAAAGAAGGAAGCTAGGCATTAGCCGTAGCAAGAAGAAGTCTACCATTACACCAAAGGCTTACGCTAATATGAAGCGTGGATTCCCTAAGAAGAAGTAGTCATGCCGTACTCTCAATACAGTTTAAAACAAAAACGCTTAGCAGCTGTTGCTGGCGATAAAAAGAAGATAACACAAGCGGACATCATTACTTTAAGAAGGCGTGGTGTTACCCTGAAGAGTCGTAATGGCAAAAAAGCGTAAAGGTGTATCACTATCCCTCGGTAGAGGTGAGAAGTCACGTAAGGGTGGGCTAACTGCTAAAGGTAGAGCTAAGTACAATCGTGCTACAGGTTCTAACCTAAAAGCTCCTCAACCGGGTGGTGGCCCTCGTAAGCGTTCCTTCTGTGCTAGGATGTCAGGAGTTAAAGGCCCGATGAAAGACAGTAAAGGCAG